TCAAAACTTCGATATCTTCCCCGGTAAAGTATTCAGACGTCAATCTGGTGTAACAGGAACAGCGATTAACGGACTCAAGTTCCCGAATACTGCTCCAGAGAACATTCAGATGTATCAGATTGCCCGTCAGTTGTCTGATGAAGAGACAGGCATCCCCTCTATTATGCATGGTCAAACAGGCGTAACAGGGACCGGACGTACAGCCTCAGGGCTATCTATGTTGCTTTCGTCGGGTAACCTCTCAATTAAAACTGTGATTAAGAATATTGACGACTATTTGTTGAAGCCTCTCGGAGAAGCATTCTTCCAATGGAATATGCAATATAACGACTCGTCACCAGAGATTATTGGAGATCTCGAGATTAAACCACGCGGCACATCCGCGGTTATGCAAAAAGAGGTACGTACACAACGCCTCACAACGCTTTTGCAAACAATTGCTAACCCGATGCTCGCTCCGTTTATTAAAATCCCTAACCTCGTCAAAGAACTCGCGATATCACAGGACATTGATCCGGATTTGCTTGTGAATGATATGGAAGAGGCAAAACTCTACGCAGAAATGCTAAAAGGACTACAAAATGCTCAACAAGGAACAGGCCCAGAAGGTGGCGTCCCTAGTCAACAGCCCGAAGGCGTGGGAGGGTCTAACGCAGTATCTAGCGGACCTACACCAGTTGACAATTCGGGGGTTGGTGGCGGCACAGTCGGAACGGGAGATGTTCCGGTTGCAGGGGAAGCTGGATTTACTGGAAACTCTCCTCAACCTCAAGAATAACCATAAAAGTGTAGTGGAGCAAGATGGCAACTCTAAGTCCCTATGAGACTGACCCCTTTTACGAAAGACTTCGTGCTAGGGCTAGAGCAAAAAAGACTGCTGAAAAAGCGGGTCCTACGCTCGATTTTGGTAGTCAGTCGTCCTCACAGAGTGATGGACCGGGAATTGATGTCGTCGGGACGCAATTAACATCCGCACTAGCTCCTACTGCGGAAATCGCATCTCCATCTGCACGTATGGATGTAACAGATGTTAATCCGGTTGTCGGGCAGGCACAGCCTAAATACGGCGTCACAAAAGATTACACAACTCTTATGCGTATTGCGGACGGTGTTTCTGCAAATGCTATGCCCCTCTTTGCGGCCGGTGTGATGGAAAGCACTGCCCCTATTGTGGCCGCGGCAAAGGGTGAAGCTCTTAAAGTAGGTATGGGACAAACGCCTAAATACTTACGCGAATCTCCTGTTGTCGGCGGATTACCAACACAAGTAAGTGGTTTTCAGGCCGGAACAAGTTATTTACGAGAACCTACAGGTGCTTACCGTGAAGTATCGTGGGATGAGATGGGAGACTACCCAGAAGGTGCAATACTCAGTGCCCGTGAAGCCGCTCAAAGAAACCCGATAGGTTGGGTTGGCCCGGACCGGACAACGCCGATGGGTCAAATTGCTGATGCTGGGTTAAAAGTCATGAGCGTACTAAACCCTATGGCTGGAATACTCGGCATGGTGACTGGGGAAGTTCTAGAAACTCCAATCGGCACTCCGTACGCAACAGGGTCGGGCCTTGCGGGAATGATTGCAAAGAATAACTACCAGACTATGTGGGACACTCACGAAAAAATGAACGCTGGTCTTCCCGGTAATTTTGGCATGAAAGTCGGGAATAGCTACGTAACATACCAAGCTACTGAAGGGCTCTTAGGAACAGGAGCTAAAGTTGTTGGCCGCAATATGAATGCGGAACAATTTCAAAAAATGTACGCAACCCAATTAGGCTACGATTACCGCACAGTTGATTTTAACAACTCAAAGGCCGGAGAACTACAGGGCGAACGTCTCCAAGGTTTTTCAGATGGCGTCGGCGGATTTTCTGCGAGTACAGGGGAGTTCGTGGATAGCCGGGGCACCACCTATAATGATTTAACACGAGAGCAAGTACAGAACTACGTGGACTCTCTTTCGTATAGCCCTGCACAGTTAGAAGGTGCTCTCACAGCGTTAGAGGGTAAAAAGGCCGCGGCGGCAGACTCGTGGTTTGGGGCTGACTACAAACAGCAAACTTACCAGATGGCTATTGACGAAGTTCGAGGCCGGATGCAAGAAACACAGGACCTGCTATCAGCCCTGTCACCTGAAGAGTATACCATCGCGATGCAACAACTAAGTGCGCCGACTGCATCTCGTATGACTCCAGAACAGATCCGAAAAGCAGGTTCCGTTATTAATTTAATTGAGAATAGTGCATCACCTTCAGCAACGCAGTGGAGAACTGTTGTTGATCCGGTAACTGGAAAGGTAAATCGGTACAACTTTAATTTGGATCAATCATCGGACCCGGTAGCAGGGCCTACTGAAGGTACGCAAGTTGTAGGGGGTAAGACCTACACGACAGTATCCGGTGGAGGCGATAGTGATAACGCTCCGGGACCAAGTGAAAGTAGATCGTCTGTGTCGGAAGCGGCCGCAATGGAAGATGCGTATGACACTTCTTCTGCTACTTACTTTGCAAAAGGCGGCCGCGTTAATAAAGCAATGGGCGGTAAACAAGATTCTGTAGGCCCTATTGGATTTGTTAATGGACGTACTCCAGAAGAAGTTACCGATGCTGACACAGTACGTGATGATGTTGAAGGGTCAGTTCCAGAGGGTACTTTTGTTATCAACGCGGCCGCTGTAGAGCGGTACGGAAGTGAACGAGTTCGTAAACTTTTGATGTCGTCGTTGCAAGAGGCTGAAAAGCAAGGGATTGACATATCCAGCACTGACAGTACAATTACCGATGAGGAGTCTGTTTCTGTAGCAGTCTCTGAGGGTGAGGTACTCGTCCCACCTATCTTAGTAAGAATTATCGGTTTACAAAAGCTCGAGAAGATTAATGCACTTGGCGAAGCGGAAGCTGAAGACCGTGTCGAAGAATATGGTCAAGCTGAAGTATCAGAGCCAATAGAAGGTGAAGAGACTGTGCAAGCTTCTATGGGCGGTGGATTTATTAACACTCAAGTTTAATTCGGGATTCTCCTCCCGTCAATTTTAATGGCTACCCTGCAATTCCGCAGGCCCCATCAACAACCTACGGCTACCCTCAGCCATGAGGCCCCGTGAGATAGGAGACTAAAATGGCAAGACAAAAAGGGCATCGCGCCAACAAATCAAACGACTCTTTCGGAACGATCAACAATGATCAACTTTATCGAGGAAAATACCGAGAGGACGTTTATAAAGACGAAGAAGAAGAAACCGCAGTAATCGAGGACCCCTCAGAAGAAGAGGCTACTCCTGAAGAGACTCAAAGTTTCGCGGAACCAAAAGAAGGTTCTGATACTGACTACAAAAAACGCTACGATGACTTGAAGAGACACTACGACTCTAAATTAGAGGAGTGGAAAACTGAGAGACAAGAATTAGCTAACGCACAACAAGCGGGTCGTGAAAGTGGTCTTTCCACTTCAGAGCTTCCGAAAACTCCAGAAGAACTGGAAGAATTCAGAGCAAAGTACCCGGATGTGTACGCAATTGTAGAGACAGTATCAACGCTTCAAGCGGAAAATCGGCTTAAAGAGCTTAAAGATGAAGTTGACCAACTCAAAGGTAAAGAGAAAGATTTAATCGTCCAAAGTGCATATAAAGAATTACTTTCTGCACACCCTGATTTTTCTGAACTTAAAACCGATGAGAAGTTTTTGATGTGGTTGGATGAACAGCCCGCTTCAATTGCTGACGGAATCTATAAGAACAATACCGATTCACGCTGGGCTATTCGAGTCTTAGATTTGTACAAGGCAGATACTGGCGTTAAAACACGCAAGAAAACAAAAGATGCCGATCCAGCCGCAGTGGTAAAGACCAGTGCCGCAAAAGATGTGGTTGGAGAAGCTTCCGGAGAAAAGAAAATCTGGAAAGCTTCAGAAATAGGTAAGATGAAGCCGTGGGAGTTCGAAAAACTTGAACCCGAACTCGATGCCGCAAGAGCGGAAGGCAGAATCGATTACTCACAATAACTTAACAAGCTATCTCATAAGGAAACATAACAATGGCTTTTGGAGTTGCATCAGGTTATACCAACCTGCCAAATGGTAACTTTACTCCAGAGATCTTCTCTCAGAAGGTCCTGAAGTTCTTCCGTCGTGCTTCTGTCGTAGAAGACATCACCAACACTGACTACGCTGGTGAGATCGAAAACTACGGCGATACAGTACGTATCATCAAAGAACCAACAATCACAGTTTCTGCGTACTCTCGTGGTACAACTGTATCTGCACAAGACTTGGCAGATGCTGAAACTACAATGGTTGTTGACCAAGCGAACGCATTCGCATTTGCAATCGACGACATCGAAGAGCGTCAGTCACACGTCAATTTTGAGGCGTTGGCTACTTCTTCAGGTGCTTACTCACTGAAGCGTAAGTTCGATGCTAACGTTCTTTCAGCAATGGCCGCTGGTGCGGGCATCTCTGGATCAACATACGGTACAGCCGCTGGCGGTATCGGCATCCACGGTGCTACAGGCGGTGACGCCGCTGTCAACCTGTTGCTCGCGATGGCTCGTGCTCTCGACGACAACTCAGTCCCAGAAGAAAACCGTTTCTTCGTAGCTCCTCCTGTGTTCTGGGAGAACCTGTTCAAGGCAGGCTCTAAGTTCGCAGAAGTACAGGTTACAGGCGATGGTACTTCACCCCTCCGTAACGGTCTTGTCATGCAAGGTAACATTGCTGGCATGAACTGCTACAAGACAACTGCACTGAACAACTCAGGTACAGATGTTGTGACAATCGCATCACAGCTCGACGACGAGTATGTTGTACTTGCAGGTCACATGTCTTCTACAGCGACTGCATCGCACATCGCTAAGACAGAAGTCGTTCGTGACACTTCAACCTTTGCTGACATCGTACGTGGTCTTCACGTATTTGGCCGTAAGGTCCTACGTCCAGAAGCACTCGTCTTGGGTGTTGTCGACGCAGAGTCAACTACAGGTTCTGCTCTTTAAGAGCGATTACGTCGGGGGCCTTCGGGCCCCTTGACACTTACAGAATTATAATTTAAAATCAGATTAACGGCCTCCGGGGTATATACACACGATGGGTGCTAAAAGAGGTTTGTGGGACAACATCCACGCAAAACGTAAAAGAATTAAAGAAGGTTCTGGTGAGCGTATGCGCGAGCCGGGATCTAAAGGTGCTCCTACAGCAGAGGCACTAAAACGATCCGCAAAAGCAATGGGCGGATATACCGAGCGTTGGAGAAAAGCTCGTGGAGGATACTAAAGGCTACACCGAACGTTGGGCAATGGCCCGTGGAGGCAGATCTGCCGAAGCAAAAAGAAAACGTGCACAAGGTCCTAGTCTATCCGTCGGCAGAGGCGAAAAACAATCGGTAGAAGAAGGCGGCGGCTTAACAGCAAAAGGTCGCGCAAAGTATAACAGAGCTACCGGATCAAATTTAAAAGCTCCAGTAACAGAAAGTAACCCTACAGGTCAACGTGCAAAACGTAAAAGAAGCTTTTGTGCAAGATCAAAAGGCTGGAAAGGAGAACGTGGGC